TCCATTGAATTCACCATTAACTAAAATACAAAAATCAGCATTTGAATGGCGTTTCGTCTTCTTTAAAAAATACTTCTTCATGCAATATGTCATCATATAATTCTTCTCCTATGCCAGCACCAGTTGCACCACATGCAATATACGATACTAGTTTAGACTCTTTATATCCATCTATAGAAGTGACTTTATTCTGTTCTTCCAATTGTTCATTTGCATAGTTAAGTACGTTTTCTTGGCGGGGAGGTGTGAGTTGAGAAAATATGTTATTGATTTTTGACATTATCGTTTCATCTTGACGTTCTTCATCAGGAACTCGATAAGAATCTACATCATACCCCATAAGCCACGCTTCACCAACGTTCAGAGTTTTAGAAAGTAGGTAAATTCTATCTTGGTCGGGTGATTGTACGTCGTTAATATATTGAGATAAAGTGCTTTTACTTAAAGATATACCTAGTTTCTTTTGATAAGGTTTCGATTTATTAATGATATCTACTTGTTTTAAGTTTCTTATTTTCATAATGTGTTTAAGTCTATTTGAAACTTTTTCTCTCATTTAGTGCACCTCCGTTTGATAACTTCATAATAAAGCTTGTTGAACAAAAATTCAACAAAAAAGTTCATAAATCATGAATTTTTGTATTGACTTGATTCAAAACAAGGTGTAAAGTATAGTTAAGTTCATGATACGTGAACTTAAGAGGAGGTGCTTTTATGTGTTACGACTACTCACGTTTGAGCGGGAAAATAGTAGAAAAGTATGGCACTCAGTACAATTTTGCAATTGCTATGAAATTGTCAGAGAGAAGTTTATCCTTAAAACTCAACGGTAAAGTTGGTTGGAAAGACAGTGAAATATGGAAAGCTATACAACTACTAGATATACCGGTAGAGAAAATACACTTATATTTTTTTTAAAGAAAAAGTTCATGTTATATGAACTTAAGGAGGGACACAATGGAACAAATCACGTTAACCAAAGAAGAGTGTGTCGAACAATGCATCAATAAAGACTTAAAACTTTTAGATTATCGAGTTCAACAAATTTTAGAAGGTGTTCTATCAGAAAGTACCACATACGGTGATGCAAGAAATAAATTAGAAACATTGAAAATTATTGCTGAATCTCATTTTAAAACCGAACATGCTTCAGTTATTTACAAATTAGCATTGAAAAAGTTAGACGAAAAAATCAACGCCACTCCAATTAAAGAGTGACGGAAAGGGAGGATTTTAAATGTTTAAGGTTTTAAATGATATAAAAACTTCTTTAAAAAACCATCCTTGGGGTTGGAAAGAGCACTTACCTTATTTGCTGATGTTAACTCTGTCACTTGTGGCTCTGATTCTCGGTGTTCTGTCCGCGATTCTATGATAACAGGCTTTATATAGATTCCTTTGTTGGTAGTGACTTTGATAGACACATCCCATTCCCATATCACTGGATATTCTTCGAGCAAAAAAGTACATTCTACACTTTCATAAGATCCTAAAGTAAATGGAATGGAGTAGTTTTTATCTTTATATCGTATAGGTTTGAACGTTTTTTGTTCATTTACTTTATTTTTAATATCAAATTCAACGTCAATAACAGAAATGGGAAACTTTGTGAAATTAATAAATGTTATATCGTTGTAACTTGATTTGTCATCGACCAAGTAATTAAAGCTTCTGGTAGGTATAACATCGATGTTAAGAGAATCTTTCATATAGTCTAAATAATATTTAAGTGCAGTCAGTAAGAAACTAAAAATTGCGATACAAATCGCGATTATGTCCATACTTATCACCTCCTTAGGTTGATAACAACATTATACACGAAAGGAGCATAAACAATATGGAAGATATGAAAGAACTTTATTCTTTAAAAATCCAAAAGAAGAATTTAAATAATAAACAAAAGAATTTAATGTCTGTAATTAATCAATGTATTGAACTAGAAAAGTTTTCTTACACTGAAATTAAAAAAGTTCTCTACCTAATTGATAGAGAACAAAAGTATTTAGCTAATAACCGCAGAAAAACATAAGTTAAAAATAATCTAACTCGGACTGCTGGCAATCTTCTAAATATTTTTCATACTGATTTTTAGTTCTGCCCAGAACGTATTCAGTATTGTAGTACGCTTGTCCATTATCCAAAATTTTAACTAATTTTGTACCAACATGAACGATATCCCAACCTTCTTTTAACAGATCGTTGGCTGCATCATTAGCTAAATCGTCATCGAAAGACAAAAGGTGATAGTAGTTTTTCATAATATACACCTCCTTAGGTGGATAACTAAATTATACACGAAAAGAGATGTAACAAATGAACATTCAAAAAGTAATGAAATTAATATTGAAAAAAATTCATGAGATGAGGGAGATTTTAAAAAAAGTTCAACAAAAATATCAGACACAAAGATCTAATTGTCATCAAAGTGAAAGATGAAAACAGCGTTCCATTAGTCATTTATAAAGGTGGAGAGCTGAAGAGCAAACGAGTAGTTAAATTTTTATGGGTAACTAGAAACGGAAATTACGAAGGTGGTTACGACATAAACATAGAGCATTATGCAAAGAGTGAAAAAGGCAGACCCGGTAGATATGAAAAATCAGGATTTAGAAGTTTGTTTTTTAAGGAGGATTCACAGTGAACAAATTGTGTAAAACAACCCTCCTCATCACAATGGCAGTTGTGACGTGGAAGGTTTGGAAGATTGAGAAGCACACTAGAAAACCTGTGATTAGTAGCAGGGCGTTGAGTGACTATCTAAACAACAAATCTTTAACCATACCGAAAGATGCTGAAAATTCTACTGAATCTGCTCGTCGCCTTTTGAAGTTCGCCGAACAAACTATTAGCAAATAACAACATTATACACGAAAGGAAAGATAGAAATGCCAAAAATCATAGTACCACCAACACCAGAAAACACATATAGAGGCGAAGAAAAATTTGTGAAAAAGTTATACGCAACACCTACACAAATCCATCAATTGTTTGGAGTATGTAGAAGTACAGTATACAACTGGTTGAAATATTACCGCAAAGATAATTTAGGTGTAGAAAATTTATACATTGATTATTCACCAACAGGCACTCTGATTAATATTTCTAAATTGGAAGAGTATTTGATCAGAAAGCATAAAAAATGGTATTAGGAGGATATTAAATGAGCGACACATATAAAAGCTACCTCTATGCTTCACAGTCTTAGCGATTGTACTCATGCCGTTTCTATACTTCACTACAGCGTGGTCAATTGCGGGATTCGCAAGTATTGCAACTTTCATATTCTATAAAGAATACTTTTATGAAGAATAAAAAACTGCTACTTGCGCCAACAAGTAACAGTAAGTGTTCATCAAAATATACAACTTAATTAAATCAAAATATACGGAGGTAGTCAACTATGGCTGAAAATATTAAAACAGAACAACATTATTACACTAAAGATTTCTCAGGATACAGAAATGAAGAAGATAATTTTGTAGCAAATCAAGAATTGACAGTAACAATCACATTGAACGAGTACAGAAAACTTATTGAAATAAAGGCTGTTAAAGATAAAGAAGAAGATACTTACAGAGGTAAGTATTTTGCGGAAGAAAGAAAAAAACGAAAAATTGGAAAAAGAAAATATAAAACTGAAAAAACAAAATTTATGAATTACAAAACGAAGAAGATAACGAGGAGTGCGAAGAGGAGTACGAAGAATACAAGGAGGACTAAAAGAATGTATTACAAAGCGGGTGAGATAAAAAAATAAAATTATAAACTTTAACGGGTTCGAATTTAAAGTGTCTGCGATGAAGAGACATGACGGTATCAGTATACAAGTTAAGGATATGAATAATGTTCCACTTAAATCATTTCATGTCGTAGATTTAAGCGAACTATATATTGCAATGGATGCAATGCACGACGTTATAAACGAATGGATTGAAGAGAACACAGATGAACAGGACAGACTAATTAACTTAGTCATGAAATGGTAGGAGGTCGCTATGAAGCAGACTGTAACTTATATCATTCGTCATAGGGATATGCCAATTTATATAACTAACAAACCAACTGATAACAATTCAGATATTAGTTACTCCACAAATAGAAATAGAGCTAGGGAGTTTAACGGTATGGAAGAAGCGAGTATCAATATGGATTATCACAAAGCAATCAAGAAAACAGTGACAGAAACTATTGAGTACGAGGAGGTAGAACATGACTGAAACAAACTAATCAAGATGTCGATATTTTAA